TGCCGGGAGACATAATTCGTATCAAGAGCGTGTTTGATCAAAATGGTAGCCTCATTCGAGATTACAGCGTAGAAGGACAAAAAATTTATTCTAATAATACCACAGTGTTTTTAGAATACATCCAAGACATGGATGAACAATATTTTCCTGTATTTTTTATTGAAGCATTGGTATCAAAAATGGCCTATGAAATCAATGAAGCAATCACAGGAATTGGCACATTGAGCGACAGATTGCTTAATGATTTTAACATCAAAATAAGAGCGGCAAGGATCGCTGATGGACAAGAAGAACCACCAAGAAATGTTATGCCCGCAGGTAGATTAATTGAAGCACATTTCGGTGCAGTTGGTCAAATCAGCGAGTAATATGAATGGCAACACGAAAATTTACTCAAAACAACTTTACACAAGGACAGGTAGGACCTTACATCCAAGGTAGAGGAGACACTCCCATATACAAAGCAGGACTAGAAACCTGTGAAAATTTTCTTTGTTTACCACAAGGAGGTATTACCAAAAGAAAAGGTTTTCAATTTATATCACCAAATCCAGATAATTCTACTACACCAGATGGTGTAACACCTTTAGTTACAAATGGTTTTAACATCAACAGTAGAATGTTTTCATTTAAATTTTCAGATGAGCAAGAATATGTAATAATAATAGAACCCAGCGGAGATTCCGTTGCGGCCGCTAAGATGCACATCTTCTACAATGATGTTAGAATAAAAGTTTTGACAGATGGTGTTGCCGGTAATACATTTCCCATAGCTGATGATCAAGTCAATGATGTGCGTTATGCACAATCATTTGATTACATGATTCTAGTACATCCAGACATAAGACCCATGGAATTGGTGCGAGGAGCAACTAACACAGATTGGACTTGCACATACATAGATTTTGACCACGTGCCTCAAGCAAATTTTAATTTTGATTCTACTCTTACACCAGCATCTACTTCAGGAGCCAACGTAAACTTCACACTGGCAGGAGGCACATATGCTTGGGTTAATGCCGCTTATCCCAATGGACACGTGGGTATGCATATTGATGTCAATGGTGGTATGGCAAGAATTAAATCTATTTCATCCAGCACAGTGGCAGTATGTGAGATAGAATACGAATTAGTAGACAACGAAACAGCAGAAGGACACGAATGGAAGATTGATGCTTTTTCAAACCTATCAGCATCGTTGGGTGGTGGGTGGCCTAGATCAGTTTCATTCCATCAAAACAGATTGATATTTGGAGGTACCAGAGACAAACCTCAAACCATATTTGGGTCTCAATCAGGAGACTTTTTTAACTTTGATAACTATTCTCGAGTGGTATCCAGCACAGGTACTGTTACAGGAGAAATCACAGACACCTCTGGAATACAATTTACCATTGCTTCAGATCAATTAAACATCATTAGACACATTGTGTCACAGCAATCATTATTCATATTCACATCAGATGGTGAGTTTGACATGGCTGGTGAGCCCGTGACTCCTAGCAACGTATTAGTAAGACAACAAACACGTTATGGTTTAGATTTAGGTAAGACAGTGCCACAAGTGGTAGACAACGAAGTGTTATTCGTTCAACGGGGTGGTGCCGCAGTACGAGCATTTGTTTATAACTTTAACACAGATGCTTATTCAGCAAAAAATTACAATCTAGTGCATCACGACATACTGTCAAATGCAACCAATCTTGCATACCTTAAAAATTATGACAACAGTAACAACAACTTTGTGTTTGCACTCAATGATGATGGTACTCTATCTGTATTAGGTGTTAACACAGAATACACAGTCGTGGGTTGGACTAAATGGACAACCAACGGAGCATTTAAAGATTTAATTGTGGTTGATGACAGCCTATACACACTGACACAGAGATACACAGCAGATGGTAGCACATTAGAACCAGGGGTGTTCCTAGAAAAACTCACAGAAGAAGCAGTGTATCTAGATTGTTTTCATTATTCCACAGCCACAGCATCATTGTTTCAAGGAGCTCAAGGTTTAGAAAATCGCACAGTCCAAGCCATAGCGGATCAATTAGTGCATCCAGATGTCAGCGTGGATGACACAGGCACTTTTGCTTTGACACGTGTCAGCAGTGACACCGCAGTGGGTTACAATTATATTGCAACAGCTAAAACATTGCCTGTACAAGTTGCTTCAGCAAATTTAACCACATTGGGTGAGCGAGTGAGAAAAGTGTCTTGTGAATTACAATTTTATCAAAGCAAATATTTAGAAATAGATGGTTTCAACATACCATTTAAAGAAGTGGGTGGTACTCTATTGAATGCTCCCGTAACTCCATTTACCGGTATGAAAAGAATGCGATTATCTGGATACGATAGATCACCTCAAGTAACTCTAATTAATGATGTGGGATTACCTATAACATTGTTATCTCTCACAACGGAGGTTAAATTTGGTCTCGGAAAATTATCTGAAGCAGGATAAACTCACAGCATATCCATTACGTTTTGATCATTATGAATATGTGATTGAACATATGCGACAATGGGATCATATGGAAGTGATGCTACAGGGTTATACCAAGAAGCAACTGCTAAAAATGTTTGACAACCTGCAAGGGCTCAGTGCAACACACGAAGATATCCCTGTGTTATGTGCAGGTTATCAAACATTTCCCAACGTGTACTGGTATTGGTTTATTGCTACACCGTTGGTAAGAGATTTTTTTAAAAATATAACACGTGAAGCTAAAAAAATGATAACAAAAAATCAAAAAACTAATCCTCAAGCCAGACACATAGTACAAGTTTGGAATAAACATCAGGACTCTGTAAAATGGCTAAATATTTTAAAATTTAAACCCTTTTCATCATTTTCCGTTGGGAATGAAGAGATTTTATTAATGGAGATGAATCGAACTTAATATGTGTGCACCAACCAAAGATTTAGCCAAATTAGCAGTAATAGCCGCGGCCGCATATGCAACCGGTGGAGCCAGCATAGGTGCAACCACAGCGGCAACCACAACCACAGCGGCAACCACAGCAGGAACAACAGCAATTAACTGGTCTGGAATGTTTTCAACTCTATCAAATGTTGTTAAAGTTGCGGCACCGTTAATGGGAGCGGCTGGGTCGATCTACAGCGGAGTAATACAAGCAAATATTTTAAAATCTAAAGCCAACTTTGTAGATTATTCTGTTACCATGGATATGGAAGCATCAGCATTAAGAAAGATTAAAAGAGAAAGACAAATGAGAACGGCATTAGCAAGTCAATATGCAAAATGGGGCACAACTGGTGTAACTGTTGAAGGAACACCTACAGATGTGTTAGGTGAAACATCAGCTAAATTTGCTGAAGATCAATTCATTGATGATTTTAATACATCACAAAAAATATACGGCAAACAAATTAGTGCAGAACAATTAAGAGTAGAAGCACAAGGTGCTATATTAGGTGGAGTAACCAAAGCAGTTACTACATTAGGTATGAGAGGTACAACACCAAAACCTAAAACAAATATCTTTACCGAAATACCCATGGGACAAGGAGAAACATTTTAATGGCTACAATACCTGAAACACCACCACTAGAACAAACATTACCGGGCTCAAGAGACAAAGCAAAACCAATTCCTACAGTAACTTCTGCAGGACCTGAAGCTCAATCTACATTTACTACACCATTTATTGCGGGAGAATCTGCGGCAAGGACAGTGAGCGGACTGACCGATACATTTAATAAAATAGCAGATGAAAATGCAATTCAAGAAGCAAAAATAGCAGGATATCAAGATCAACAAAAAAGAATTGAGCAAGGTGATCCTAACTATGTAGGCAGTGGGTCGGCATTTACATTATCAGGCAAAGCCTACGAAGCGGGTGCTACAGTTGCTATGGTTAATAAAAAAAGAGGTGAGATTGATGAGCAATTGGGAGCATTAGCATTAAAAAGAAGAAGAGATCCAAATGCATTCAATAAAGAAGCAGGAGAAATCAAAACAAGAATATTATCAAATTTACCAGGTAATGTACAACTTGCAGTTAGTGATGATTTTGAAAAAGCTAAAAACAATTTTAATTCACAAATTAATTTAAGAATATTACAAGATAATTTTGAAGAGAACCAACAACAAATTATTAATGGTATTGACAGAGATACTACAAAAGTTTTTAGTGCAATCAGAGATCATGGAATAAATGCTTCTGGTGCTATTACAGAAGGATTTACAAATATTACAAGCAATTTACAAACATTAAAAGATGTAATACAATTAAGTCCTAAAGAATTAAAAACAATTAGCGATGGTGCAAGACAACAAATATTTGCTCAATGGTTGCAACAAGAATTTAAAAATAATGCAAACAACCCAGAAGGATTAAAAAATTTAAAAGAACAATTAAGAAACGGCACATACACATTTGGACAATTGGGTGAAGAGTATGGAAACTACATACCGGGTGGTAAACAGATTACATTAGCAGAAGGCAAAAGTTATCTTTCTATTTTAGAAAAATATCAAACAGATTATGCTAAACTTGCGGCAGGAGAAAGATACACATTTAATCTTCAACACAAATCAGATTCAGATTCAATAGCAGATGGAACAAAAGGATTTAAAGTTACTTGGAACCCAGATGGTAGTCAAGTTATTGCTTATGACAGCACAGCATTAATTTATAACGAAGCACAATCAAGAGTGTTAGGCAATGATGAAAAAGTTGTTATGGAACACAAAATAGATTTAATGTCTTCAAAATTAGCAGGTGACATTGTTATAAGAGCAAAAACAGACAGCGAAGGCAGAATGACTGAAGCTTACACAAGAATAGCACAATTAGAAAACGAAGCCAATAATGCAAAAACAGCATATCAAAAAGCTGTATATACTCAAGCCGCAGAAAAAGCAAAAAAGAGAGTAGATGCTGTAATTAAAGCAAGAACAGCAGATAAAACCAACGGTGAAGGTATGACTTCATTTTGGGAAAATAGACAAGCATTTGGTTTGGACCCTAATATCAATTTAAGCACAAAAGAAGGGCTAGATGCTTTGAGTGCAAAATATGAAAGTTTTTCAAACAACCCAATCAGATATTCAGAATTGCCTACACAACAAGCCACAATTGAATTGGGCACAATTAAACAAGGTGCCGCTGTCAGCATTCAGCAAGGACTATCCAACATAGATCAATTGATTTCTAGACAGGGCAAGTATGCAGAGGGTTTGGTTACATCAGCATTAAGAGCATCATCAGACAACAATAAAAGCAATGATTATGCTTTGGTAGAAGTTATTCAATTGAGAAAAGCAGGCAAATTTGCAGAATCAGAACAATTGTTTGCGGCTTGGAAGAATGGACAAGATACAGAAAAAGCACTCAAAGCCACAATGCCCGCAACAGATTGGAACAATGAAAAATTAGATTTTCAAACAAAATTTATAAAGAAATTTGGCAAGGAGATCGATTTAAAAACCAGTTATGGCAAAAGTTTATTAGCAACCACATATCAATTGTATCTAAAAAATAGAGGTGCGGGTATAATGAATGCTTCAGAAAGTTTTGAAACCGCGGCTTCATTTGTTGGGCAACATCATATCAAAATGGAATTGTCAAACGGAAGACAAATTATGTTTCCTAAATCTTTTTTAAGAGACAGTGAAGGCAACAATATGACTGGTTACATACAGGATCAATTAAATGATACCATAAACAAACCATGGTTGTATAATATTGTTCCACCTAACGGACAAACATATGATCAAGTGATTAATAATAAAGATCAATTCATAATGGTGTTTGACAATGGTAGATTTGTTTATAGAAATTCAGCAGGTGACATTGTGGCACAGCCTTTACAAAAATATCCAAGTGATGGCAAAACATTATATTTGAGTGATGCCGTAATTACCACACACAAAGAACATAAACCTAAAACAGTGTTTGATGACACAGAAAACACTTGGGATATATTTCAAAATAAAAAAGTATTCAGTAAAAAATTACCTGGTACATTTAAAGAAGATATAAAAGTTGAATACGATGTATTCGATGAAACAGGGTTTGATTTCACTGATAAAATGGATAACAAATTATTATCATATGGTGATGCTTTACAAAAAACATTCAATAACAATTATATACAAAAAGACAATCAAGGCAGAACAGTTCAAGCATACAACGATTGGATCGTGCCTGGATTGGTTGGATTTAGTGAAAAAAATAGAAGCATAGCACAAGCAATCAGTTTGAAAGCAGTAGAAAATAATTTAACTGATAGAGATTTATTATGGGCATACCAAAATATACCTATGATGAGCAAATTACAATTAAATGATGCAAATAGAAGAGAATATATTTTAAACCGTTGGAAGAAAGATTTTAACGAAATAAGCAAATTAACTACACCAACAGATGGGGCAACAAGAATGAGTCCATGGCAAGTGATTATGAAATTAGCAGATGATTATGCACCACAAGTTGATGTAACCACATTAAACGAGGGTGCATAATGCCTATTGAGCAATTACCTGATTATATTAAGGTTGGAACACCCGAACAAGCCAAACCATTACCATATTCAAGAACAGAAGTTATTGGAGCGGGTATTTCTTCTGGTTTGAAAGAAACCAGTTGGAGTTATCTATCAGATATTCTTTCAAATGCAACAGCAAGAATTGATGTTGGGGCTCAAGAACTTACAGAAGATGAATTTAGAAATATGCCTGGAGTCACACCTGATATGGCTTGGTTTCCTGGTATGACTATGGCTGTCGCAAACAATTATATAGACACATTTGAAAGAAAAAAAGAATTTCAAATGATGAAAGAAAACACCACATTCGCAACAACAGGATATTATATGTTGGGTGGATTTATTGGTGGATTAACAGATCCCATAAACTATATTCCGTTGGGTATGCCTGTTAAAGGAGCAGGGGTTATGGCCAATGCTCGTAGAGCGGCAAGTGCCAATGCATTGATAGAAGTAGGTCTTACTCCATTTGCTATGGGAGCATATGCGGCACGAAATGAAGAATACACTCCGCGTGATCTAGCTACAAATATTGCATTTGCGGCTGGAGCAGGAGCAGGATTAAGTTTACTTGCTTCGGGTGTAAGAGGTGTAACTGGATATTTAGATGCTTTTTCATTGATGGGGCACAGAGGAGAACCCGGAGGATTGCCTGGTATTGCGGCAAGAGCAAAACGAGGAGAATACACAGTAACAGATGAGTTTGGAAACTTATTAAGCAAAGAAGCAATTGATATTGCAAACACAACCGGAGTTAGCATAAGAAACACAGATCCATTTGTATTAGATACTATGAAAATTATTGATACTACTGGACAAATTCATGATGATGTTAATAACATAAGAACTAAAGAGCACGTAACTGCTAGTTTTCATCCAATCGATGGTGTTAAAACTATAGCAGGTAATAATGAAAGTATTTTAAAAGTTTTATCTGTTATTGCAAAATATATCAACGATGGAGAATCTATAAGAATAATAAGATCAGACAAACCTGGCAGATCTGTTGAATTAAAAAAATCAGAAATCGAAGGGTGGGTAGATAAAGAAATATTTAAAGTTAACAGTAATTTAATTAAACCATTACAAGGCACGCAATTGGGTGAGACATTAATGGACATTAAAAAAATGTTTGTTAAACCTTTTGAAGGCACATTAGATGACAACGTTGCATTTAAATCTAAAGAAATAGAAGGTGTTATATATGAGGGTGAGTTTGAAATTAAATCAGACAAACAAGGTTTTGATCCTGCTAATGATATAGGCAAGATGTATAAAGTAGATACCAAAACAGGACAACGAACACTATTAACAAAAGAACAAGCCGTTGAAGCATTAAAGATATTGGGGCAACCATCAGAAAATCTAGTTGATTCTAGAAGCACAGCAAACAATTTAAAAACAACCAGCAAC